GATCAGGAAGCCGGTCTCGGTGCCGTTACTGTTGAATACCGGCTCAGTATCGAAGCTATCGATCAGCCAGTCTCGGACAGTCTTATGCAGCCTGGTATCTTTCACGCACTTGGACAGAGAATAAGGTTTCATGCCTGGCGGTATCTTTGCATTACCTTTGGTGTGGATGTACACCGGCATGAACTCACCCATCAGATCCTTCTGTAAAGCCTCTTGCAGGTGATGGATCTTAGCCTCTTCCTTCATCTGCTTGGCAGCTTCTAGCTCATCTTCGTTCCACTCAAACCAATCCAGGGCAGTGATCTCAGTAGAGCCATTGGTAAAATTTACGGTGTGCTTCTGAGCAGTACCAGCCCACATCGGGTTGTCCTCTACCAGGCGCCAGCGGTCTTTATGCCACTCGGCAATGGTGCGCTCTGCTTCAGCATTCCACTTCACATTGATCGAATAGTCGATGTTGCCAATCAATGCCGAAGCACCTCGCGCTGAGTTGCCGTCAGATGCCTTAGAGGTATGGTGTACGATCAACACAGTGCCGGTGTCAGATATGGCTGGCAGGATATGGTCCTCTAGCTGCTTGATCAGCTGGGATGCTTCCCGGTTGTCGTTCTCATCCAGGTCAAACGAGGTTGCCAGGGTATCAAACACCACCATGCTAGGTTGTACCGGCATCAGGCTAATCCACATACCCAGGAACGCCATCTCATGCGACTGGATGTTCATCGTAGGGAATGAGTAGAGCTCATGCTTAACCTGCTTACCTGATGCCTCACGGTACGCCAGGATACGAGCACGGATATGACCTAACGACTCGGAGAACATCAGTACAGGGCCATGGCTTAACGGTCTACCGATCCAATGGGTATCGCCACAGATCATAGAGTTGATCAGCGAGCACACCAGGTGCGACTTGCCAGAGTTGGATGGACCGTAGATCAGGCCAATACTTTTGGCAGGGATCAACTTATCCAGGGTCCAGGATGGCAGCTCAACCTCAAAATCCCATGGCTCAGGGCGCAGCTGGCCAAACCTGGATGACTTAAACGCCTCCAGGTATTCGTCTTTAATCATAATCTTTCCTTCATCAGCGTGATGGTGGAGCGTAGCGATTGCTGTACATCTTCAGGCACCAGGGGAATATAGACAGACAGGTGCAGTACATCGTCTTCGCTGATTGTTTGATTGTTATCCATCATATTCTCAGCCAACATAACCATCGTCGTGGCATGAGTGATGTCAGCTTCTTTATACTTGGGTCTAAAGGAGAAGTAGTTCTCTTCCATCAGCCCCAGCTTTTTCATCTCTTTGGCAATCTCACCAAACGAACATCCCTGGCGACAAGTAGCAACGATGTCCTGCTTAGATCCTCGGCGAATCCAGAACCGATCATGCCCACCACAACAGGGGCACGGTCCTTGCCATTGAGATCCAGATTTCTTCAGGCCCAGCTTCTGGGCGGTGTCTTCTAAAGTAAGTATCCACTGCATGTTAACCTCAAAAATAAAGGGAGCGCGATGGCTCCCTATTGTCACTTAGAAAGGAACATTTGTATCAAAACCGTTCTCATCCAGCACAGGTTCTGCTGGTTTCTCAGCATACACTTTGAGGTTTTCAATAGACTTCTCTACAGCAGCCTGGTCAACGTCAAAAGGAGACGCGCCAGCAGCCACTTCAGCGAGCTCTAGCAACTGTACTGCACGAAGGCGCAGCGATACGCCAGAGGCCATGCCAGTCATGTACGGTACTGCCTGGACAGCAACGTTCACAGTAGAGCCAGAGGTCAGCTGGAAGTCAGCATCATCAATCGCCTGGTTGGCAGCGTTAAACACTGTTGGTTTTTTGGTGGGTTGGCCAGAGTAAGATGCTTTAATCTTAGCCTTGAAGATCAGGAAGGCAGGGTCTTCTTTGTCTTCAGTGTACGGCATGTTGTTCATCTTCTGAGGTTTCTTGCCATTCGCTTTGAGGTACTGCTTCCAGGTGTCGTCAATGAATGACCAAAACTCTTTCGCATCTTCCTTCGGCATCTTAAACGACAGCTCATAAGCAGCGCCATCTGCATCAGCAGCACAGGGAACCGAGCGGTTCTCATCGTTATCGAAGCGGTACGGCTTATCAATCTTAGGCCATAGCGCTGTTACATTCTTAACCACATAACTCATTTAGTTCTCTCCTATTAAGAGTTTAAAGATTCTCTCACCAGCGCAAACCATAGCTCCAGGCTAATGTCAGCGGTGCCAGTGTAGTCACTCATCCTGAAGAGCTCATCCTCAGGTTGTAACGCAATAATACACCTAATTTCTTGGCGGTCAACCTTATAAATCACAACCGGCAATCCACCTTCTAGTTCGGCAGATACACAAGCCTGGTTCCACCAGGTTCTTTTGTCGGCATGGGTAGCAGACTTGTAGCGCTTACACTCAACAGACCAGCCAGGCAGACCAACCAGGTCAGACAATCCTTTCTGTTGGTACTGCACCAGCTGGCGCTGAGTCTTAATGCCAAGGTTGTCCAGGATCAGCTTACTGATCTCACGCTCAAACGCAGCGCCCTTGTTACGGCTGTTGATAGGCATACTTAGCTCCCGTTAAAACTACGGCGGTCTACTTTCAAGGCGCCTTTTGTTTTGTATTCGATATAGCATTTGTACTGTATTGGTATGCCATTCTTTTGCCAGCGGTATACGACTGGCCGACTTACCTTTAGAGCCCTAGCTGCCTCCGTAATCGAACCAAAATGCTCAATTACTTCTTCGATAGTCATATACATTCCTCCAAAATGTAACGTTTTAATGTGTACGATTATATACAGTTTAAGGTAGAAAGTGTATGATTAGTTACAGTGTAATTAAGCACCAGGAGAGTGATTAGATGCTAATTAAGAGAGAGGAATACCGTGCATATGATGCGGTTAATGCGAGCTACCTGAAGAAGGTGCTCAGTCATTCAGTATGGCACGCCAATGTACCGTTTGAACCTACGGCAGCAATGTTGTTTGGTACGGCAGCGCATAGCTACATACTGGAGCCAGAGACGTTTGATGAAGAGTATAAGGTTTGGCAAGGTGATCGCCGTACTAAGGCTGGTAAGGAGATGTACCAGGAGATATTGGATGCTGGTCAGACGCCTATTACTCAGCAGGATATGGTTCGCCTGGAGATGATGCGTGATCATGTGATGGGGAATAAGGCGACGGCAGAGCTGTTGAATAACAAGAAGGAAGTGGAGCTCAGCTTAACCTTTGATTCGCCGTATGAGCCTGGTCTGTTGTGTAAGGGGCAGATTGATCTGTACACCCAGGATGGTTGGCTGGTCGATCTGAAGACGATTGCAGATATTGATAAGGCAGAGAAGCAGTTCTTTAACCTGCACTATGATCTTCAGCTGGCGTTTTATGCGGATGCACTCCTGGCGAACGACATGCCAGTGAAGGGCGTTAAGGTGTTGTTTGTTGAGACGGCAGCACCACACCAGGTGGCTCTGTTTGAGGTGCCAGGCCCGGTGTTAGACAACGGCACAGCGAAGATTAAGCTGGCGCTGAGGAAGTACCTGGAGCAGAGAGAGCTGGCAGAGCCGGAGCTCATTCAACGGGAGATAATGATGCCATCCTGGGCGTCAGTTTTGGATGAAGATGACATCAGCCCGTTTTAACTAATTGGCAGGTAAATGAGGGTAAAAGATTAGGTCGGTCGGTAGGTCGGTAGGTGGTAAATTCCCTATATATATTACTACCTACCTACCTACTTCGAGGAAGGGTAAGAACAAGATAAAAGATGAGAGACTTTAGTGTCTCTCTTATCTTATACCTGGTCCTTACTTAGCCTTCCGAGAAAATGAATGGGGTTGGGGAGAGGTTTAGAATGAGTAAGTCTAAAAAGCCTAGACTGGTGAATAGCTACAGTAGACCACTCACGGCATTAGTGGATACGCTTAACTACCATGTAGGAGAACGCGTCGGCTATTCGTACTTAAGGGATGAGTGGTACCACAATCTTGGCAATAGAGATGAGCGCTTTGCCGATTGGTTTGATTATGCCTTCGAGTTGGAACTGTTTAGAGCTGCTGCTCGACGAACGTTCTTTGAGGAAGGGCGGAACTATACCAACGTGCATGTTCTGAAGGACATCATCGTTACGCCATGGGATGAGCTGGATTAAAGGAGGGGATTATGGAATCACCGTTTAAAGGGAAGCCGGATATACGTCGGTACTCGATACTGCCGGCAAGAATGATGCAGGATGATCGAGTCAGGTTGGGGCACATGAAGATCATGGCTTGCCTGGGGATGTACACGAACAGTCATGGCATCTGTTGGCCAAGCCAGATGAGGATGGTGCAACACACCGGCTATGCCAGGACAAGTATTAGTCGAATCATCCAGCAGTTGATCAAGATGGGGTATATCAGGAAGCTAGAACCTAGAGATTACCCGTTAGGGGTCCGTAGACGCTCAGCACGGCGAGTTAATCGTTACCAGGTACTCTGGGAAGGGAACGACAAACTTCCCAGCAGAGAGGAGTTCTGGGCGCCTAAGCCTATGTTAGTGAAAGACCTGGAGGATGACGGAGTTACGCCAGAGGTATCACATAAAAAGACAGGGGGTCTGGGGGATGGAAATAAAGACTTTCACATACTGGCACAGGCATTCAAGACCACAGTCGAGCGGACCTGCGGGCTGGTCAGGCTGGTTGATCCAAGCCTGGCAGCAGCAGAACGCCTTAAGAATCAAGGGGTTACAGTCGAACAGGTACGAGATCACACAGCTGCCATGGTTAAAGACTGCTTGAAGTCAGGCAAGACTCCACCGGCTAATCTGGAGCAGGTAGCACAATGGGCAAGGCTGTACAAATAATGATCAATGCTTGTGGACAACTGGTAATGTCAGTGGATAACTGCATGTATAACGTTATGAGATACAGAAAACCCTTACGAATCAATGACTTACTATTTAACATAATCAATATTATACGAAGCGGAGCCTATTCATGCGGGTTGCAGCGGTGGATAAGCCTGGGGATAGAAAAGCGGGGCAGTCGCGTGCTAGAAAAGGCACCCTTTGCCCCCCTACCCCTGCGCGTAGTAGAGGGGGCCCTCACTCAAAATTTTCCCCGTTTTTCACAAAAGGAGTTCCAATGTACAAACTAAGCGGATTCGACGACTGCATCATCGGCATATCTGCCGAGAAGGGTGAGGAGCTGCGCCTGGTGTACTCTATCGAGAAGGTCGTGCTGAAGATAAAACGCCAGGCTGCCTGTAGTTACCAGGGCGCCTATCAAATCTTCCGCGAGCTTCTGGAGGGCGATGAAGACTATGAGCTGCCGATCTTTGTTGAGAAGGCCAGCATTGAGATGATTGAGCAGAATGAAACACAGCTACAAATAGATTTGGAAGCGCTTAACGCAGGAGAGATACACTGATGGCTAAGAAGTTATCGGTCCGCCAGGCCAGGAACATTCTGGCGCTAGGTTCGGATGATGAGAAGGAGGCAGTCCGCCAGGAGCTGTTGTCTATTGCTGGCAGCAACCTGACGGATGTTATCCAATGGGATGTGGCAGGTAATATCAACCTGATAGATTCGGCCAGCCTGCCGGCACATGTGCAGAAGTCTATTAAGAAGATTAAGGTCACGCCTGGCGCTTATGGCAACTCGATTGAGGTTGAGATGCACGATAAGTTGGCAGCACTGCGCGTGATGGCGAGATACCATGGTTTGACTGAGCCGAACAGTGATTCTGATACTCGACCGTCGATTTTGGGTATTAATCTGAAGGGTCCAGAGGTTGCCGAGTATAAGGTCATTGACAAGGATGATGACAATAAGGATGATGACGGTGGTAATCAGGAGGATGGTAATGATAACAAAGGAAGATCTGACGAAGAGCAGGGTGTTCTTGACTTATAACCCAGACACTGGCGAGTTCGTTTGGCTAAAAAAGACCGGCCCCAGAGTTAATTATAAGGTTGGGGATGTTGCCGGAACTATTAGCGGTTCAAGGAGTCGCTATAGGTATGTCACTGTTCATGGACATAGATACCCATGCCATCGTTTAGCTTGGGCATTTGTGCATGGTCCATTTGATGGATTGATTGATCACGTTAATGGCGACTCTTTGGATAACAGGATTGATAACTTACGCCTGGCTAGTAGAGCTCAGAATGCGAACAATTCCGTCAAGGTGGCGTCAGGATTTAAGAATGTGACTCTTCATCGAAGCGGTCGCTGGCGAGTGCAGATGCGCGTTAACGGAAAGCAGCGTCATTTTGGTTATTTTGATTGCAAGGATGAAGCGATCAGTGTGGCTAGAGAGATGATGGATAAATATCACGGTGAATTTGCGAGGTACTAATGGCTAGATCACCAGGATCAACGGATCAGAGCAAACGCACAACGAAGCGTACCAGGAAGCCGGCACAGAAACCGGAAGATCGAAAGATTGCGGTTGAGGAAGCGCTCGGCAGTTTAAATTTGGACTTTAGCCAAGCAGCTACCACTTGGAAGTTTCTGAATGATGATGCGTTTGTGCGTGGCTTGCTTGGCCCTGTAGGGTCGGGTAAGTCTTACGGGTGTGCAGCTGAGATTATGCTGCGTGCTGTTAAGCAGGAACCTTCACCGGTAGATGGTACTCGCTACAGCCGTTTTGTTATTGTGCGTAACAGCTACCCCGAGTTGCGAACGACAACGATCAAGACTTGGTTGGAGTTATTCCCGGAGAATGTCTGGGGTCCAATGCGCTGGAGTCCGCCTATTTCTCATCACATTAAGCTGCCAACGCGTGGCGACGCTGCCGGCATTGATTGTGAAGTGATCTTCATGGCTCTTGATCAGCCTAAAGACGTTCGCAAACTTCTCTCGCTAGAATTGACGGGTGCCTGGGTGAATGAGGCTAGGGAGCTGCCGTTGGCGGTTATTCAGGGTTTAACACACCGTGTAGGTCGTTTTCCGACTAAGAAGCACGGCGGTACAACATGGCGTGGCATTTGGATGGATACCAACCCGCCTGACTCAGATCACTGGTGGCATCGTCTAGCAGAGGTTGATCCAGTTAAGGGTAAGTATGCCTGGAATTTTTACAAGCAGCCTGGCGGAGTTATTGAGACGGATGGTAATGATCCTGATGCTATTCCTGCTGCCGGTAAGTTTTGGAAGGTTAACCCTAAAGGTGAGAACCATAACAACTTGCCAGCAGGTTACTATCCGCAAATGCTCGGTGGTAAGAATCTTGACTGGATTCGCTGCTACGCCGGCGGTGAGTATGTGTATGTGCAGGAAGGTCGCCCGGTTTGGCCTGAGTATGATGACTCGGTGATGTCGAGCGATGATATCCAGATTGATCCGTCGCTGCCAGTGCATGTGGGTCTCGACTTTGGTTTGACGCCGGCAGCAGTTATTGGGCAGCGGTTATCCAATGGTCGATGGGTTATCCATAAGGAAATCGTGACAGATAATATGGGCTTGGAGCGCTTCGGTAAGATCTTGCAGTATGAGCTGAATCAGAATTTCCCGAAGATGGATATATTGGTTTGGGGCGATCCGGCGGGTATGAAGCGCGACGAGATCTTTGAGGTGACGGCGTTTGATCACTTGAAGACGTTAGGCTTGAATGCCAGGCCGACGGCATCGAATGATTTCCAGGTTCGTCGCGAAGCTGCTGCTGCGCCAATGAATCGGTTTATCGAGAAGATGCCTGGCTTATTGATTAACAAGAAATGTGAGCGAATCAGAAAGGCTTTGGCAGGTGGCTATCACTTTAAACGTGTGGCTGTTGGTGGTGGTTATGAGCGCTTCAAGGATGCGCCGAACAAGAATGAACACTCTCACGTTGGCGATGCTTTTGGGTATTTGTTGCTAGGTGGCGGTGAGCATAAGGTAATGACAAGGGGTAGGACAGTTGATACATGGGGCGGGGCAGGGCCAGTCAGTGGGCAGTTCACTGCCGGAACAGACTTTGATGTCTTCTAAGGTTGATCCCCAGGTTGTGAAGGAGTGGATCGGTGTGAATGGCTTGATTGTCTTGCCGTTCCACCGCTCTCACATTGATCGACTCGGC